GCAGCTTCTAGAGAAGCTTTGTACTCATCATCTTTTGATTTAATGGCTTCGGCAAAAGTCGAAGTCATGCCAGCGACAGCTTCTTCAGAAAATTTCTTTTCTGCAAGAGAGTCTTTTAGTTCTGATAGTAGATTTTCTAAGTCCATAATTTTAGTATTGTTTACAGTATTTTTTAAATTTTGTGAAATTTTGTCATTAATTTTTTTTAAAGTAGAAGCTTGGCCCTTATCAGATTCAGAAACTTCTTCATCCTTTGGCCCTTCTTTTTGGTACTCATTGCTTATAACGCCTTTAACATTAGCAGCTGGTTTCATAGTAAAACCAATACCTAGTGGATATACGTTTCCAGTTATTAATCTATAAACTGGTCGCCCATCTTCAGTCATTCCTTTGCCTCCAAAACCCTTAAGCATGCCCTTCATTTCGTTGACCTTTTGCGGATCTGAAATGATTTCTGCATCTTTTAAATTTTTACTTCCTACAGCTATTTGATATTCACTAAATCCAATTTCCCAGCTAGCTGAAACAGTATTATGTAATTTATTTTTTGAATCTGTGCTTTTTTGAAGAGTGTCGAAGAATTCCTTATCTACTGTTTTGTATACAACAGCACCCAGAGCGATATTAAAGGGGTTTGTTTCCTTGTCATCTACATTGATTAATAATGTGCTATCTGAATAATCACTAAACCCAGCATTAACAATATGACCTACTACCTTTTGCTTGTTATGCTCTATATTTGTGGGCTTGTGTATAAATTGCTGAACAGATTCTATGGCTGTTTTTGTATCAATACCGTCTCCATTTTTATTGAACTCATTAACAACGGCAGCATTAAAGGCTACGCCCATAAGATCGATATTTTTTTCCAGATCAACTGAGTCTGGAATCAAACTTCTTAAGTTTTCTATGTTAGCTTTGCTAACATCGATGCCTCCAATTTGTTCACAGGCTTTGACTTCGAATTCAAAAGTTGTAGTATATTTATGCATCCTTTTCTTCAGCATAAGACTTGGAAGCATCACCTTCTTCTTTCATCTTTTTAAGAATCGCTTTTTGCAAAGCTGGCGGTAATTTCTTTTGCTTGTCCGTTAAGCCACCTTCGCCAACTTCATTCATCATAGCTCTCATCTTGCCATACTGCCCTGCACAAGCTTTCATAGTTTGTTTTTCGTCCATGTCAGTTGTGTCGGTTAGCTCTTTATCTTCCATAGCGCAAACGCTCATGTATGACTTATACATAGCTTCTTCTGTTTTGCTATATTTTTTAGCAATAGATATTTCAATGTCTCCGCTCGAACGATCGACGTTATCCACTAATGGGTTTTTAATTTCTTTCATAATTTTTTGAATGGTATAAGATTGCTGATGGATAAATTTCTAATTTGTGAGACTCTGAAATATTCAATATATCTTCCATTGCCCCAAGTTTTTCTATTTCATTGAAATCATTTACACAAGAAACGAGACTTTCTGTCCAATTTTCTTTATCCGAGGCACATACAATAGATTCACATAACTTGCTTACCATTTTTTCTTGGCCCTCATCAAGAGAATCCGTATCGTATATTTCTAACATTTTTTCTTTTGCTAACGAGTTCAAAGCTTCCACTTCATAAATTGTGGCTTGAATGTTTTCTCTAGAAAATTGATCCTTTGACCCCTCTGGTCTGCCAGCCATGCCTCGATCTGGTTTTTCAGAATCTTTTGGTTTTTCAGAGCTTTCGTCATCAATCATTGGAACGCCCCCAACTATTGGATTAAAGTACCCCTTTTCTCTTTGTCCAACAAACTTTTTCTGTGCGCTCTCTAACTCTTCGGCAAGGGGGAATCTTCCAGTATTGAATAACTCCATTCCCTGTTCTGCGGTAACAACTCCAAGCTCCATAAGTCTTGTGGCTACTCTCATGAGTTGCACTTCATCGCGCAGATCAATGTCTTTAAACTTGACAGTTGGGTAAGACCTGAAACCTAAATCTTTTGCTATTCTTCTAATTTCTGGTTGCAAAAAGTCTTGAATAAAAGCTTCGCGCGCTTCCTTTAATCTATCTAAGAATACTCTAGCTTTGATTTGCGCTCCGTTATATTTGTCGTCATTAAGGATAATATTTTGTAATCCCTCTTTGATGTCTTTATTAATAACTTCGTATTTTCCTGGTCCAACAACCTTGTTGATGTCTGGTATAACGAAGTCGGCTTTAGTCGTATAGTCAGAAACGAGTACGCGACCAACAGATTCATTTTGAAAAAGTTTTTGCATAGCCTTGACATTGTTTGGATTAATTCCTCCCTTGTCTGGCTCTGCGCCCATAGTAATCATAAGAATAACGTTCTCCACGGTTCTCATGATTGCTTGATCCATTTTCTTCATTTCCATTTTGGCGTTTATGTCCTCGAGAACGGGGTAACCAAATGGTATAGCAAACGGCTCATAATCTTGCTTCTTGTAAAAACTATAAGAAATTTTTTCATTCTTTAAATTAATCTTAAGGCCATCTTTAAAGTAAGCTCCGTCCTTAATCTGCTTCTGCACTTTTGGATCTAAAGCTTCGAACACTTCTTTATCATAATCATCCTTTGGATTTGATAGTCTTTCCATATCAAATTCTGAAAGAATCTTTGCATAAGCCCCATCTCTTGTATTAAAGACTGTACTTCTTTTAGCGACAATCTCAAAAGGATTTAGAACAATATATTTAAGCGGGAACTTGTTTAATGAAGGGCCTTCTGAAACATTTTGCGCGAACTTTTTGTAATCGTCTAAGTTAAACTTCCCATCTATTCTATATAGAAAAATATTTCCACTTCTATAGTATTCCCTAAAGTATTGATCTTTAAGATCCCAAATTTTAATTCTGTCTAAAAGCTTTTCAAAGAAGTTTCTGGAGGTTGCGTTACCGCCCTCTAAATATAATTCTGCGTTTGCAAACTCAGACATCATATCAATAGTGTTTCTGAAAATTGGAACGTTTGCATAAGCTTTCTGGCAAAGTTCTATAGCTTCTCTAACATTTATACCATCAGATGAAATTTCGTAAGGAAGAAGTCCTCCCCTAATTTGACTAAATTTGTTAAGGGCGGGCGTAACAGATGATCTATTAATTCGAGATGAAGTGTTTGAGGAAGATAACCCACTTAAAGAACCAGACCTATTATACGACCCATGAGAAACGTGATAAGATTCTCCCATCGTTGCTGGCTCCACACTTTCCTGAGCTACTGATACTTGGGGCGAAATTTTATTGAATTTGTTCCAATAATTAGACTTTTTATTATATTTTCTTTTTGCCATATCTTATTATAAAGTTAATTACACTTTTAAAAGTGACTTTATGAACTTTTTTAAATAAACATGGGCTCAAACCCAGCTTGAGATTCTTGCGGCACATTCATCATATCGTAATATATATTCATTCCCCAGTTACCTAATATCAATGCAGAATAGGAGTCCTTCCTTGCTTTATCCACACCCTTTTGTCTTTTTAAATTAGGTGGCAAATCAAAACTTTGTGTTCCTCCAGCCGAACTAGAAACTTGTATAAGCGCGCATTCGGCTTTAGTTAAGTCAATCATATCTTTTTGGTGTTCAATAAAGTCGATCATTTTAGCCCCTACATTCTTTTCGTCCTCATATTTCGAAAACTTCAAATCTTTAATTGGTATTCTTTTAGCTTTTTGCTCAGAATAATTATCGTCCATTGCCGTCGCTGCGAAATATAATCTCTTTCTGTCAAAAGCGGTCTGGAGCATTTCGTTTGCATTTCTTATCCATACCGATAAAGGTTTTCTTAAGTGACATATAACTTTACTTTGGACATTGTATTTTCTTCTAGCCTCTTTCAAGTCCTTAACATAATCGTGTGGGTTATTGAAATCGGCCTCAAACATGCCTATTTCTAATTTGTCCCTTTTAAACAGGTCGCTTTCATTACAAGAATTCATAAACTGCACTCCTCCATTATAGTCTCCCACGATCATAATGACATTAAAATGATCTAATATATATTTAAAGTATGTTATGTGCTTCTTCAAGTTTGTTCCTGGTAGTGCATAGCTGTGTACCAGTACACCTTTTTTCTCTTCTGGCAGCAGCTTTATAACCTGTATAGCGAAATCATCAGAAGCTTCAGATTCAGACCAAGAG